GGCCGATCACCGCATGATGCTGCTGGTACAGCTCGGCGAAGGCGACTCCGGCCTGGTACTGCGTCTCGCTGATGAGCGCGCGGAAGGCGAGCCGACCCAGCGCGGTGCCGAGACGTTCATCCTTCGCCTGCTTGGCTGTAACACCGAAGTGGCGGCGGCGGGCTTCGATCACCGTACTCATCGCATCCCTCTCCGTTTCCTGCCGCGTGCGCTTGCCACAGGCGTAGCGCTTGCCGGGTTTCCGCTTGCGTCCGGGTGCCATCACCGCACCTCCTTCGGAAAGGGCCGCCTGCCGTAGAGTTTCTCTCCCAGTTGCTTGACCAGTTCACGCTCAACCCAGGTGAGCCGCTGGTCATCAACCGTGACGGCGAACAGTCCCTGCTCAAGCCATCCCTCGCGCTTCACGCACTCGGGCGAACGGCGTTCGCCGCCGTAGCCGCGGGGGAACCACTTCATGACGTCACCTCACGCAGCAATGCGGCATAGCCGCAGACATCGACCGCCGAGTCTTCATGGGTCGGGTCATGGGCGAGCCGGGCCAGTTTCAGGTCAAGGAGACAGAGCACCACCTGTGCTGGCGTGACCTCGCGACCCAGCGTGGCCGACCACCGTGCAGCGATGGCCGCCATGTTGCTGCTGGCATCGCCGTACTGGGTGCTGCGCTCGGCGATCACGTTGGCCACGTGCCTGAGGAACATTTCTGCCGGGGTGCTCATGCCAGGCCTCCATTCGTCTCGAGGGCCCAGAGCAGGATGGCAATGGCGTCGGCCTCGTTGTCATCGGCAGGTTCAAAGCCGCGTTCACGCACGGCAGCGATCATCGCCGCCTTGTCAGCATTGCCCTTGCCCGTCGCGTAACGTTTGATGGTTCCAACAGGCACTCCCTGGTACGGGATTCCGTTCTCCTCGCACCACGCAGTGAGCGTGGCGAGCAATCCCCCATAGACATGCGCCGCGTCCGTGCCAATGTGCCTGCGCACTTCTTCCACGTAGACGGCGTCAATGCTGCCAGTGATCTCCAGCGTCTGATCCAGCCACCTGCCGAAGCGCAAGTAGCGCATGCCACCGCCCTCGTAACGGCTTGGGCGGAACTCGGCGGTGCCATGCAGGATACGGCAGCGAGCGGTGCGGACAGCCCAGCCGGTCGTCGTGCCCAAATCAAGTGCGAGGAAACTAGCAGGATCTTCCGCAACGGAAGCTATTTTGGCGGTGGCGGATGTGGCGGGACATTCCCTTATCACCGTCTTCACGCGCACACGCGCGCGCGTGACGCCTATATATGAAGTACCCGCCACATCCGCCACGCCTGCAGTTTTCTTGGTCATCTGGGTCATTTGGGTCACACCTCGAAAAGGTCAGTCTTGTTGTCCTTGATGGAGATCCCGCGGAAACCGCGGACGCTGTTGGTCTTGAATTTGTCGAACCCTCTCGCGTTCAGCATTTCGGAGAAGCGCTTCATGGATCCGGCGTATTCGCCGTTGGCCTCGGCCCAGGCCTTCCAGTTGGCGAAGAGGTCGGTAGAGCCGGCCCAGAAGGAAGACCCGCGTTCGCAGCGCTCTTCCATCCAGCGGCCCATGGCGTCCTCAGCCTCGAAGTAATCCTCGGTGGCGGCCATGACGGCAGTCGGCGGCTTGAGACCAGTCCGCTGCCATTCGACACATCCCTCAAGCGCCCAGGCGAGGATGCCGTTGCGCTCGGCCAGCAGGCGCTCGGGCAGCTTCTTGTCACGCTTCGCCGGAGGGATGGTGATCGTGAAAGGGATCATGTGGAGGCGGCGGCGCATCGCCTCGTCCACATTGCGGATCGAGGGCTTGTGGTTGCCGACCACCAGCAGCTTGAACTGCGGCATGAACTCGAAGAAGTCCTGGCGCATGAAGCGGGCGGTGATCTTGTCCCCACCGGTCAGGGCCTTCAACTTGCTCTCGGCCCAGCGGCTGCCCTGCTCGGTCTCGATGGAGGTGACGATGCGGGCGCCGCGGAGGCTCGCCATGTCGGTGGGGTGGCGGTCGCCATGCGTCGCCATGAACATGTCCATGGCGGCGACGGTGGCGTAGTCGCCGAGGATGGATGTGAGGGTGTTGGCGAACACCGACTTACCGTTGGCGCCGGTGCCGTAGAGGAAAAAGAGCGCATGCTCGGTGGTGACGCCAGTAAGGCAATAGCCCGCCATGCGCTGGAGATAATCCTGCAGTTCCCTGTCGCCGCCCGTGACGGTCGCAAGAAACTCCCTCCAAACCAGGCAGTGGCCCTCGGGCGTCGCGGTGGTGATCTTCGTCATGGCGAAGGACGGGTCGTGCGGCGATGAGCCTGCGGTCCTGAGGTCAATGACGCCGCCGGGTGTATTGAGCGCCCAAGGGTCGCGGTCCCACACCTCCGTGGTCGTCGCATGGGCCCGGTCGGCCCGGGCCAGCCGCTCGACCGCCGAGACGGTGGACGCGGCCGCAAGGCGGCTCCTAAGCTTGGCGCTCGGCACACGCGATGCGGTGGCGCGGCAGATCATCCGCGCCAAGTGATAGGCGCCGAGCGTTTCCTCGCGTTTCCAGACGGAACCCGTCCAGGTCAGCCATTGGCCCCAGCTGGCGACATAGCGCCAGGTGGCGGCATTTTGTCTGGTGAACTCGGCGGCGAGCGCGTCCTCGCTGTACTGGGGCGGTACAGGGCCGGTTCCGGGTCCGCCGCCGGAGGATTCCCCGCCATTGGCGCCGCCGCCCCCTCCGCCATTGCCGCCGCCATTCTGCTCCTGGTCGCGCTTCCAGAGCCGCTCGGCCTCCTGGCGCAGCCGTTCTGCCGACCAAGGCGGATCGATACGGGCCTCATTGTAGGCCTCGATTTCCGCCCAGGCCGTCTGGGCCGTGACGTGGCCCTCCTGGCAGCGCCGGATCCAGTAGCCGATGATGCGCGAGAGCGCGTCGAAGCGGGTGGCACCATCCACCCCGCCCTCCCGGATCTTCTGGCCGAAGAGTTCGGAGACGGAGCCCCGGGCGGCCGGAGAGGAATTGAAGTCGAAATCATCAACGCCTTCGCCGGCCATGGGCGGCATGGCCATGGCCGCGGCGATCAGTTCGGCAAGGTCAAATTCGAATGGGCGCAGATCGAGGATTTCGACAAGCCGTTTCGTGCCCGACTTGGCATGGACGGAACCGGCGACCCGGATCGGCTGATGGGCGGAACGAAAGGATGGATCAGCGCCGACCTTGCCGGCAATCAAGTGCCGCACGCGGCAGACGGCGGCAACATCCTCCGCCTCGGCAGGTTCGTTAAGCTTCCAGTAGAGGTGAAGTTTCCGCTGGCCCTCGGGTGTCACCCCGCCTGAGGCCACCTCTAGCGTCGGCTCTCCAAGGTAGCGCGCGAGGTGCTCCCGCTTCGCGGCAATGTCGCCGGCGTCGAGGTCGACGAGCACGACCTGCGTCTGCACCACATCCGCGGCCTTGGCCTCGCCCGGATTGAGCACCGTGCCAGGAATGACGAACAGCGCCATGCCTGACCCGGCGGCCCACTCGGCCTGGGTGACCAGTCTTGCGGCCAATTCGGCGTCCGCCGGCATGAAGGGCGTGTGTGGCGGCCGGTCGTCCTCACCCTTTTCCGCAAGGGCACGTACCGGCACCTGGTGATCGCAGTAGCCGAACACCGCATCCGCGAAGACGCCGATCATGTCGGGGTCGGGCCTGACCGCTTCCACCGTGCCGGACTGATTTCCGCTGCCGATCATGCCCAGCACCTCTCTTTCCAGGCGCAGAAGCCGCATTCGAAGTGTTCAGGATCGGCGGTATGCCGCGGCAGGGTTTCCCCGGCATCGCAGGCGGCAAGGATCTGCACCGCCCGGTCGCTGACACGCTGGGCCAAGGCCCCGTCGAACGGCACAGCCTCGTGCCAGAGTTCGCATGTGTCCTTGTTGACGGCGGTGAATAGCGCCGGCGCTTCGGTCAACCCGAGATAGGCCTGATAGAGGGCGATCTGCGCCGCATAGACAGGCTTGGAGGCAACGACGCCGCGCTTGGCGATGTCGCGCCAGTTCTTCGAATTGGCGGACTTGCACTCCCAGAGCGCCGGCACACCCAGGCCGCCGGGTCCTGCAATGATCACGCCGTCGATATGCCCCTGGACGCGCCCACCCGCGACGGAGAAGCCGAACTGCTCGCCGCTCCGGTTTCGCGTCCTGAGATCAAAACCGGCCTTGCGCAGCCATTCGACGGCCAGATCCTCGAACATGTGCCCCGCGGCGAAGATGCGGAGCGATTGACCGGTGAATTCTCGACCAGGATCGCGCGGGAGCTTCAGGTACTCATATTGAAGTCGTCGGGCGCAGATGTCTCCGAGCCGACTTCCGCCCAGATAATCGCGTTGGGGGCGGGACGCGTTCTCGGCCGCCAGCGCGGCGTCGATCGCCGCGTTGATTTGAGCAGAACGGGTAGGCCACTTCTCGCGTTGATTGAAGTCCAGTTCCGGCGCCATCAGAAAGGCGCCCCGGACTGGTCAACATTGCGCATGACTTCGAAGAAGCCGCCAACCGCCACCTCGACAATCGTCCGCGCTTGAGCCTCGGTCAGATCGCAAAGCCGCGTGTTCCAACCCATCTCGGCCATCACCTCGGCGACGTTCCTAAGGCCAGCGGCAAGCCCCTCGCGTTCGTGCGGATCGGGATCAATCACGGCCGGGTCCTCCGCACACGGAATCAGACTCGCGGCCACCGAGGCGATTCGCGCGAATCGCATCGTTACTCTGCAGTGCGATCTGGGGCGATCGGGCGGATATGCACAGAATACGTGGTTTTGTGGGAAACCAACCGGTAACCGAATGGTCAATGTTTTGGATAGGAATATCAATCATGTGCCCAGGATCTCCATCTACCGGGACATGGACCGACGGCCTCCATTAAGTGTCGGGTGTGGAAAGCACGTAACTTGGTCTGGTTTTGGCCAGATTGTTTTCGCTATCCTGATCGGCCGACCAACCCACAGGAGCCTGTATGGCGAAATTCGATCCGCGTCTTTTCACCTCCCCCGACCGCCTGAAGGCGATCTCGCCCGAATACTTGATCCAATTGTTTACACCCTGGGCCCCCTATTTTTCGGCCCGCGGCCTTTCCCTCCCCCAGATCTCGTCCGACTCGTTCCCGTTCGAATCCTTGTCGCAAATCCTGATGACCCCGACGGACAACGCGCCGAAGGACATGGTGGATGCGCTCTATTACATTGACGAGCTCTCGGACCTCGATTTCGAGGAGTTCAGGGTCGTGGCTTCGAAAGCCGGGATTGAACTCGACCCACAGCAGAAACTCACGACGGCAGACCTCGTGACCCGCATCTGGCTGACGGATTCAGGCTTGCTGAAGCATATGCACGCCGAGAAAAAGGCGTTTCGCCAGAAGCGCTTCATCTACCACGCGGGCCGTGCTGTCGAACCTACCCCGTTCCCCGAGGTTTCGGCCGCCCAGCTGGCGCGGATCGAGGCCATGCTGGACGACTGGTTCGAGGACCATGGACGGGGCCGCGGCAGCAGCGTGATGATCTTCCGGCGCGAAAACCACGTCTGGATCATGGTCCGTCATGGCTTGCCGCATCAGCGCATCGGCACCCATGGCGAGGACGGGAGTTCCGGCACCGAGTTGTTGCGCCCCCAGACCCACGACATCCTGGTTTATGACGAAGCTCTCAATGAACTGGGCCTCAGCGCCGGAACCAAGGGGGAGCGCACGCTCTATGCCGAGGCTCTGGGGCTCGTCCTGTTCGGTGAGCTCACCTACTTCGGCGAGAGCGCCAAGTTCACTCTCGAGCCGCTCGTGACACTCGGTGCCGACTCATTGCTCTGCGACGACATCGAGGGTATCGACCGCATCGTACTCGAAGAGGTCAGCCGCTACTTTGGCGGCCCCTACGGCGCCAACGACAAGAAGCGTGCAAAGGACCTTTTCGCGCATCACGGAAAGGACTGGCTCCGGAACGTCGGCCGCACGCGCCTCACCTCGGCATCGTTCCGGGTCTTCTTCACTGGTGGTACCACCAAGGGCCGTCAAGTGAAGCTCTCGATGCCAAACCAGGGGAGTTATGACCGCGATGAAGACGGGGTCCTCATCGAGAAGTGGCTGGCAGCTCGCGGTTTCATCCGTGTTCCCCTGAACGAGGTCGACGATGAAGCTGGACCGGTTCTGGACGTTGCTTGATGAGCTGCCGCGCGCGGCAGCT